ATGCACGTCTTCCAGCATCGGCACCAGCTTGGTCAGGTTGAAGCGGGCACCGGTCGCATAGCTCACGCCGAAGGTGCGTCCGGCCACCTTCCCGCCGAACGCCAGGCGCTGCAGGTAGAGGAAGCGGGCGGCGCGTTCGAGATCGGTGAGCGTATCGGCATCGACCTGCAGCAGCCGCTCGAACTCGGCGCGGCTGCAGACCTGCCACTTCAGCACGTCGAGCAGCTGCTGGTAGTGCCGCTGCAGGATGCGGAAAAGGTTCACGACATCGCGGTTCACGTCGTTGATCACTTCCAGCTTGGGCCGGTGGCGGCGGCGGAAGAACACGCCGCCCATGCCCACGAATGGTTCTACGTAGCGATCGTGCGGCACCGAGGCGATACGCTCGGCGATGCGCCCGGCAAGGGCGCGCTTGCCGCCGAGCCATGGTGCGACCGGACGGACCGGCTGGACAGGTTCGAGCGGCGGCAGTGCAATCAATTCTTCCTTCACGAATAACACCCAGATTGGCTCCCGCCTGACAGGCCGGGGGAGCTGAAAGGCTGGCGCGCCAGCCCCAGGTGCGAGGTGATGCTCGCGGTTCGAGGCGGTGCAACGCCTCGGCCGCCCCCGTCAGGAGGCGGCAGTCTCGGCCGGTTCGGACGGCCAGTCGGTTCCCGACATGTCGAGATCGCGCAGCGCCTGGCGGTAGAGCGCCCAGGCCGTGCGCGCGGCGGCATCGAGCGGGCTGTCCGGCAGCTGCGTCCAGTCGCTGGCGGCAAGGCGGCGGTCCCGCTCGCGGCGGCGGGACTGGTCGCGCTCGGCCGCGTCGGGAACGCGTTCAACCGCGACGGGGCGTCCGCCGAGCACGGTGATCGCCTTGCCCTCCGCCTGCGCCTGCATCAGCTGGCCGTAGCGTTCCTCGCCGATCTCGACGGCGTCGGCCGGGAGCGTGCAGCGCGGGTTGTCGATCATCGGCGCGCGCTTGCCCGCCTTGCGCTCACGCGCCGACAGTTCGCCCTCGATCCGGCGCGGGCCGTTGACGGCCTCGGAATAGAAGCCCCCGGTGGAAGGGCTGAAGAAGCGGCTCATTGGATTACCTCCCGATCGCGATGACGTTGACGCTCACCGTGTTGTCGAGCGCGTTGAAGACGGAGACGGTGCTGAGACCGGTGCCGTTGACGTAGGGGCCGTTGTCCTGGGCGGTGCTCGACTGGTAGCCGCCGTTCACCCACGCGGCGCGGCACTGGGTCGTGTAGGCCTGCGGCAGCGTCAGGATCGTGGTCTGCCCGTCGATGGCGCTGCCGGTGAACACCTGGATGACGACTTCGCCGAGGCGTAGAATCCACGCCGAGCCGGAGACGGTGAGGCTCACCAGTCCGGCCAGCGCGAGCGGCGTGACCGCCTTGGTGTCGTTGGTCTGGGCGGAAACCTCGGCGCTGCTTGCCTTCTGAACGGTGATCGTGCGGTCGGCCGCGAGATCGCCGCCGCCGGTGGCCAGCCCCGCGCCGACGACCTGCCGCGTCGTCGGCACCGCGCCGGACCCGTCGCCGACCACGCCCGCGATCAGCGCGATGATCGCGCTGTAGAGCTGGTTCTCGGTCGGCTTGTCGAGTTCGATGCCCGCGCTCTCGATCACCGCGCAGATTTCCTCCTGCACGGAGTTGAACCAGGCGGCGTCAAGCTGGGTGGCCTTCTGGCCGATGGCGGGATTGCCCGGCTGGAAGCGGCCGTCGACCGCGCCGTTGCTGTCGATGCGATACATTGAATCGTGCTCCTTTAAGCGGTGAAGTCGAACCAGAAGCCGGGCTCGGGCTCGACTTCGTAGGCGAACAGGACATGGGTGTGCGCGGGCGCGGCGCGCCGGATCACGCACTCGACATCGAGCGCGCCGAAGCCGCGCAGCCGCACGCCGACGCGGTCGCCGATCTCGGCGACGGCGAGGAAGGTGCTTTCCGACAGGTAGCCCTCGAACGGGCGCACCCGCGCGGTCCAGGCGAAGGCCCAGTCCTGCCCGTTGATCTGGTCCTGGCAGCGGCTGCCGATGCGCGCGGGCCGGTGTTCGTCGATGACGACCTCGTAACCCAGGCGCGCCGCGATCTCGACGAAGGCGGCGCGGTTCTGCCCGCCCACCCCGGCCAGCTTCTGGTGCAGCGCGGCCTGACGTTCGGAAACCTCGTCGGGCGCGCCGGTGCAGGTGTCGGGCAGCGCCGCCACCCGCTCCCAGTCGGGCAGCAGCTCCAGCGCGGTGCGCGGGTCGGCTTCCTCGCGCAGGTCGAGCGCGCGGCTGTCTATCCGGGCGTATTCGCTGGCGAGCGCGAAGAGCAGCCGCGCCATCGGCCCGTCCGGCGCGAAGGCCCATGCCGCGCCGCGCGGCAGCAGCTGCGCGAACTGCCGGGCATAGGCATCCTCGGCCCTGGGCGTGTCGATGGTGGAAGCGGTCACGGTGCGCTCTTCACGAAACGAAGGTCAGGCTGCCGGGCATCGGGATCGCGCCAGCCCCGGCGGTGAAATCGCCCGAGGGCAGTTCGATCGCATGCTGGAACTCGCCTTCGGCAAGGCTGACCACTTCGCCCAGGCGGCTGAGCCAGATCGTGCCGCCCGGCTCGGCCTCGCGCGCGAAGAAATCGGCGATCTCGCCCTCGATCGCGGCGCGCACTTCGGGCGTGTCGGGTGCGATGCGCAGGACGATGTCCACCGGGGCAGGAGCCGGGGCGAAGACGAACAGCTCGGCGGTGACCGGCCGCAGCGCGTCGAGCGCGGCGGCGACCGCCTCGACGTCGGCGGCAAGCGGCAGGATGTTCTCGCGCCCGTCCATCACGAAGGCGAGGCCCACGGTGCCAGCGCCCATCCATTCGCCCCAGGCCCACGCGCGGGTCACGCCGGGCTGCGCCAGTGCCCAGGCGACATAATCATGCGCCGATCCGCCCTGCGGCGGCGTGCGGATGCGATCGAGCAGCCGGGCAAGCAGGCTCGTGTCGTCCTCCTCCGCCGTCCCTTCGGTCGCGGCCGTGACAGTCAGCGCCGCGTTCACGCCCGCGATCGCGCTGGAAAGGGTGAGCTGGTCGCCCACGGTCAGCGAGGCGTCCGGCCCGGCATCGAGCGCCTCGATCGCCAGCGCGGCCGAGCCTGCGGCGATGTTGGCGGCGCTCAGCACCCGGTAGCGCGCGCCATCGACGCGCTGCGCCTCGGTCCCGGCCGGGATCGCGGTGCCGTTCGCGCCGGTCGCGGTCGCGGTCGCCTTCGCGGGCGTCGCGGCCTTGCGGTCGACGCCCCAGATCGAGGCCCAGCGCGCCAGGTGCTCGGCCTCGGCGGTGTCGGGCATCAGCTGGCGGGCAAGCCAGTCGAGATAGCCGTAGAGGCCCGAGGCGACGCCGCCCTCGGCGCGCGCCAGAACGTCGAGCACCGAATGGCGAAGCGCCGCATCGGCACCCGGCAGCCGCGTCTGGATGTCGCCGCGCACGCGGCCGATGATCTCGGAAAGGGTAGGACGGTTGAAGCTCATGGCGTGGCGGAAGCCTCCCAGGTGAAATCGAAGCGCTGGCGTCCGGGGCCGGACGGCCGGTCCAGCTCGACGCCGATCGCCAGGCGCTGGCGGACGCCGTCCACGGACTGCGCCTCGACGGTGACGCCGACGCGCGCGGCCACGCCGTCGCGCACCAGCCATGCCAGCGCTTCCTCTGCCGACTGGCGGGCGAGCTGCAGGTTGGCGCTGGTCGCCTTGGCGCGGTGGAGCAGCCAGAGCAGCGAGCCGATGCGGTTCCGGTCGGCGGCGCTGCCCGCGTCCGGCCCGGCACCGGCGGCGAACTGGTCTCCCCACCATCCGCGCCGGTCGTCGCCCGCTTCGGGCAGGTCCGCATCCTCGGCCGCGCGGGCATCGCTGAAGAGCGAGATCAGGATCGCGGTGCGCAGCCCATCGTCCATCGCCAGCGCGCCGCCCGAAAGCATCAGGTCGGCCGACACGGTCTCGTCGTTCCACCGAAGGGCGAGGTCCGTCATGCGGCCTTCACCTTGTCGCTGCCGGTGATGATCTTGCCGGTGCCGAGGTCCACGTCGTCGCCCACGCGCGCGACTTTCGCGCCGCCCGCGCCGCCCAGCTGGACGTCGGCGGAGTCGACCAGCACGCTGTCCGCCGTCACGCTGACTTCGGGCGCGGCGACGGCCACCTTGGCCGCACCCGTGATCTCGATCGCCTCGCGGCCGAGCTTCACCAGGTTGCCCAGGTCGTCGTAGAGCGCGACTTCGCCCTGCTGCAGCCCGGTGAGCCGGTAGCGCCGGTCCTCCACCGCGATGACGATCGCGTGGCTGCGCAGCCCGCCCGCGCAGACGGTCACCGCTTCCGCGCCCGGATGCGGATGCGCGGTAAGGCCGTAGTTCTGGAAGCGCTCGACATCGTCCTGCACTTCGTCGCTGAGCAGTTCCACCTGCAGCGCCTGCGCCCGCGCCGCATCGTCGACCAGGCGCACGATCGCGCGGCCGATCATCAGCCGGACCCGCCCCTGGATGCCGCCCAGGACGCTCACGCCGCCTCCTCCGGCTCGGGAAGCTGCGACCAGGCCTCCGGCGGCACCAGGTCCAGCTCGCTCGTGGTGCCGCCCTCGGCATCGCGCAGCGTGCGCACCCGCTCGATCAGCATGTCGGCCGAGACGCGGCAGCTCGGGATTTCGCAGGCCGCGCGCGTGCCCGGAGACCAGACCGTGCCCGCGTCCGTCGTCCAGCCCGGCACGGTCACCGAAAGCGGCCTGCCGCGTCCAGAGCGCACCGCCGCCTCCCACTCCGCGCGCCTGCGCAGCGAGGCCGCGTCCGCCTGCTCCTCGCCGATCACCAGCAGCGGCCGGTACCGGCGCACTTCGCCGTCGCGGGCCGAGCCCTTGACCTGCGAGGCGGCAACGCCGCTGCGGCTGTCGTCTCCCGAGGCCTGCCCCTTCACCAGGTACTCGCTGAAGCGTTCGCTCGTGTCGCGGGTCGCCTCGGCCGAGATCAGGTTCACGCCCTCGGCGATGCGCCCGCCGCGCCGCCCGGTGTCGGCATTGCCGATGGCGAGCGTGCCGTCGCCCGGCGAATAGGCGACCAGGCCGCGATAGCGCGCCATGCGGTCGATCGCGGCGAACACCGTCTCCCCCTGCTGCAGCGCGAACCGCTTGAACGGTGCGCCGGTCGGTGCGGTGACGACCACGCGCACGCCGAAAGGCGCGGTGAGGGCGCGGGCGATGGCCTCCAGCGACTGGCTCTTCCACGATCCCGGCTTGTGCACGGCCGAGCAGTCGACGAGGTCCGCCGCCTTGTCGCGCCCGCGCACGCGCAGGCCCCGGCTGCCCGCATCGACGAAGCGCGAGACGGCATCGACATAGCCGGTGATCAGCACCTCGCTGCCCAGCAGCACTCGGCACGGCGCGCCGTCCGCGATCTCCCAGTCTTCGGCCCCGGTGCGCTCCTTCGCCGCCAGTTCGAGATCGAAGCTGCCCGCGAGCGCCTCGATCGAGCGCTCGATGGTGAGCGCGGTCCACCCGGTGTAGCCGAGGCCGTCCACTTCCAGCGCGACCATGTGCGGCGGCAGCACGCTCACGCGCCGTCTCCGTCCGCCGTGAGCAGTTCCAGCTGCGTGCCGCCGGGCAGGAAGCCGGGATGCGGCACCCGGTTGCGCGCGGCGATGCCTTCGGCGCGCGCCTCCAGGCTGGTCTCGCTGCGGCGGCCGGAGCGGTAGAGCCGGTGCGCGAGCACGAGCGCCGGTTCGGTCGCCGCCAGATCGAGCGCGTAGACGCGCGACAGGCTCGCGCCCTTGGCGGCGATGTCCCGCGCGAGCGCCCGGCGCAGCCGGTCATAGGTTTCGGCGGTGGCGTCGTCGCCGCGATCGGCAGCGGCGAGCGCCAGCGCATCGAGGCGCGCGGTGATCCCGGCCATCGTGCGCTGCGCGTCATCGTAGCTGGGATAATCGGCGATGCTGGCCGCGCGCACCAGCTCGGCCGCGCTCGCCACCCGGAACAGGCGCAGCAGCGCCGTGCGGTTCGCCGCCTCGATCCGGCGCTGCGGCGTGCGCTGGGGGAACTCGGGCTGCGGCGGATACCAGTCGAGCATCGTCTCCAGCGAGGCGAGGCGGCTGCGCCGTCCGCCGTTGCCGCCCAGGACGGATACCGCCGCGACGAGGCCGACGACCGAATGCCCGAGCGCGAGCGGCGCGCGCAGCAGAGTGCCGAGGTTGCCGGGCAGGAAGTCGACCGCCGCGCCGAACGTGCGCAGCGCCGGGCCGATGCCGCCGCGCAGGCCTGCCGCGATCCGCGATGCCGCCGCCATGCCCTTGACCAGCTCGCCCGCGTTCGTCTCCACCCATTCGGCCGCGCCCTCGATCGAGAACGCACCGGCGAACGTCTCGGGAGCCTGCGCCAGCGCCGCGTCGGCTTCCGCCCCGGCCGATGCGCCCGCCGCGACCGCGACCGGTGCCGGTGCGGGCATTCCGGCCTCGATCAGCGTGAGCTGGAACCAGGCCATGCCGCCGTCCTCGGTGCTCTCGCTCGACGTGTAGTCGAGCACCGCCACCATCACCCGGCCATACCAGGGGTGCACGAGCAGGCCCGGCCCTTCGGCCTCGATGGCGTCGAGCAGCGCATCGCGGCGCGCGCGATAGTCCGCGCCGATCACGTGGCAGTCGATCGAGAACTGGCGGGCGCGGCGGCCGAGGTCCTCGATCACCGGCTCGTCGCGCGCGGGCATCTCGTGGATCGCCACGCGCCGTCCGCCCTGCCGCTCGTGGCTGGCGGTGCGGAACGGCGCGCCCCGAAAGCTGCCGGGCTGGTATTCCTCGCGCCAGCTCATGCGGGCGCTGCCATGACCTTGCCGACGCTGGCGCGGATCGGCACGTCGCGGTTCGCCGAGGAAACGCGCGAGACGCGGGCGGTGCCCGGTCCCTGCACCTTCACGTTGATGTCCAGCGCGCCGCCGACTTTCGCCGGTGCGGCCTTGCCTTGCGGCAACAACAGGTACTTGCCGCCTCTCGGCTTCGTGCTGCTTCCCCAGTCGAGCGGAGCGCCCTTAGGTATGTCAGGTCCACCTGGGGTAATGCGGTAGAACCGCTGTCCCCAGCTCTTCTTAGCCTCCGCCTCCTCCCGTCCGCTATCGGTCAACGGGCCATATTGAGCCTCAATCGCCTGGCGGCGCTTTCGCGCCTTGGCTGCGTCTGCGTTGGACGTGAACCACCCTTTTTCGGTGTTCTCGGCCATTCGGGCTGCCCGGTATGCCTGGAATTTGTAGAACTTAGAAATTGCCTGGCCGAACAACTCAACGAGGCGTGTCATCGCCTGAACAGCGGTGCCGAGAGCAAGTCCGACACTGGGCCAGTCGGTCTGCTCCACAAACTTGACCGCCCAGTTGAAGGCTCGTTCCAGATGGTGCGAAATGCTCTTCGCCCAGTCGCGCATCTGCCCGCTTTTTGCCATCGAATCGAGGCGAGCACGCCATTCGTCGAGCTTGCGCTTCACCGCATCAAACACCCCGGCGTCGGCGATCATCACGAGGAATTTGGACCAAAGGTCTCGAAGATTGCTTATGATGCCGAAGAACGAACGGCTCTGCCTCTCCGTTGCTCCAGCGAACTTGTCGCTCCATGCGGCTGCAACGGCCATAGCAAGTCCGATGCGATCAGACTTGTCTGCTACCCGCGAGAATTCCTTCTCGTTCTTGACCCATATCAGGCGAACCTTGTTGCCTTGAACGCTGGCGGTAATCCCCAGCTCCTTGAGGCGTTCAAATTCACCGGTCATGGCATCCGCTATCGCTTCTGCGGCCTGCCCAATGTCCTTGCTCATCCCCGCTGCTGCGTCGCCGGCTGCTCGAAGCGCCCCGTTCGTCGGATCGAGACCGGCGTTTTTTAGTACGAGGAAAGCGGAAGTTACCTCATCCAGTTCGAATGGAGTGGTCTCCGCGAAGTTCTGTATCCAGCTCATGGCTTCTTTGCCCTTCCGGGCAGAGCCAGCCATGCCTTCGAGCATGATTTGATACTGCTCGAACTGCCCCGCCGTGCGGAAAAGGTCGAACAGCGCGAAGCCGCCCGCGCCAGCTGCGGCAGCTGCGCCCCACCTAGCCGCACCGCCAGCTATTCCGAGCGCCTTGCTGCCCATCCACTTGAGCCCGCCCTTCGCACCCTGTCCCGCACGCTCCATGAGCCGCAAGCGGCGGGTCACGTCGCTAACGCTTCCCGCGAGGCGACGGGCGGAGTGAGCTGCCGCCTGGAAGAAGCTGCCGAGTGCAACTTGCCGCAGCCGCCGGGCACGCCGCTGGTAGTGCTCGAGCGACCGCTCGCCGCTGTCGATTTCGCGGGACATCCGGCGCACTTGCTGCCCCCAGCGGCGCACGCCCGAAGTCAGTCCCGCAATGCTTGCACGCGCCTTCTTCGCCGGTGCCGAGGCCCGGTCTATCGCCTGCAGGATCATCGAGAACTTGAGCGCCATGCTCACTGCCCCCCTTGGGAAACCTCAAGCTCGATAAGGCGCTCGGCCTGGTCGAGCCACATCACAACTTCGTCCCGGTCCATCCGCCAGAGTTCGGAAGGCTGGAACCGGAAGTACCGCGCCAGCTCGCCTAAGGCGTCTCGCCAGTCGTCGGGCCATTCGGCGCATGTTCGTCGAGCACGTTTCCCAGCTCGCCAAAGTCTTCGGCGTCCAGCAGGTCCGCCTCCTCGTCGCTGAGGTTGGTCAGCCTTGCGATGATCGCGATCGAGCCGCCGACTCCGTCGCCAAATTTATCGAGCGCGCGCATGTCCTTGGCGCGCGGGCGCTTGATGACGACGATGAACCCGGCCGGGCGCAGCTCCTCCTCGTGCTCGTTGCCCTCGGCATCGCGGGTTTCGCGCACGATCGGGTGGCGCAGAGCGTAGGTGGCGAGAACGCGGCTCACAGCACTTCCTCCGCCGGGGGACCCTGGAAGACGACGCTCGCCTTGCCGTCCTGGCCGAAGCTGATCACCTCGGCCACGTAGGCGTTGCGGATGATCCAGGTGACGCCGGTATCGGTGGCCAGCGTCACCGTGGCGTTGTCGATCGCGCGCAGGTCGGCGAGGCTGACGCCCTGCTTGTAGAGCAGCGTCACGTCCAGCTTGGAAGGCGTCGTCGTCTCGCGGAACGCCCCCGCCTCGTAGTCTCCCGGCACCGCCTCGCGGACGGCACCGCCGATTTCGAGCGTCGCTTCGCCCGAAGTCGGGATCTGGCTGCCGTCGACCTTGACCTTGGCCTGGCCGACGACGCGGTTCTTGTTCGCCATCTCATGCTCCTTTCAGAAGGGTCTTGCCGGGCTCTCAGAGCCGGAACTGGATCGCCGCCGCGAAACTGCGGAACTGGTTGACGATGTCCGGCGGGATCAGCGCGTTGACCCGGTTGGGATCGCTGGCGTCGCGCTCGACGATCAGGTCTGTCACGAACTGGTCGAGCCCTTCGACCAGACCGGCTTCCTCCCACTCGCGGGCAAGCGCGATGATCTCCGCGCGGATCGTGCCGGGCGTGACGATCGCCTGCCCCGCGCCGTAGCGGGTGTCGTCGTCCGCCAGCTTCATGCGCGGGAACTTGCTCGCGACCCGCTGGCGCAGCGAGGCGCGCAGGTAGCCGGTCGTCGTGACCGTCTCCAGATCGAGCCAGGCCACGTCCGCGAGCCCGAACGCGTCGGTCTGGTAGGTCGTGATCGAGCGCTCGATGCGGCAGGTGCCGTCCGTCCCGGCGGTGAAGGTGGCGATGCCGTCGCGCAGCAGCGCCTCGCGCTGGGCGCGGGTGAACTGGTCGTCGGCCTTCGGCGCGACCATGCCAGTCAGCTGCAGCGTCTGGGTCGGCCGCGCCGGATCGATCGCGGTGTAGTAGCCGCAGACCGCGCCGTAGATCGCCGCCGCCTCGGCGGGCCACGTCGGCGAAAGCCCGGTGCCCAGGATCGAGAGCAGCTCGCAGCTGAGCGCCGCGCCGAACGCGGCCAGCGTGCCCTGGCTGCCGGGCTTGGCGGCATAGGCCACGCTTTCCAGCATCCGCGCCGCGCCCCAGCGGTCGTCTAGCTCCAGCTTCACCTTGGCCGCGATCGGCGCGGTGATCGTGCCCAGGACGATGGTGCGGAAGGGCTGGTCGCCGATCACCGCCCAGACATCGTCGATGTCCGGATCGCCCGCGCCGTTCGCCATGGCCGCGACGGCCAGGCCCACGCCTGCGGGCAGCGCCTCGCCCGCGAAATGGCTGTGCCGAAGGTCGATCTCGTTGCCCGCGCTGCCCTTGTTGCGCGCGGTGAGGGTGACGACGTGCTGGTTGGGCGCGTCCCCCGCAGCGGCGGTCACCGGCAGGTCCGCCCTGGCGTTCGCGGCGGCGACGATGGCGGCGGCGATCGCGCTGGCGGCATCGCCGCTGGTCACGACCACCGGAACGCGCACGCCCGCGATCATCAGCGCCAGCGTGCCGGTGGCCGTAGCCGGGCCGGTAAGGGTTAGCGTGCCGGTGGCTGCGGTCGCCCCGTCGGCATCGTTCAGGCCGATCGCCACGACCTCGCTGTAGCGGTCCGCCTGCCGGTAGGCCGCGATCATCCGCGCCAGCATCGATCCCCGGCCGAACAGGCCCACCGCCTGGCTCGCCTCGGTCACCGGCTGCAGGCTGAGCGCCTCGGCGGTGCCCGCGCCGAGCATCTGCCCGATCACGAGCACGCGGTTCTGGATCGGCGGCAGGCCGGAGACCGCGCGGCTCGAATCGAACTCGATGTGCTGGCCGGGCGTGCGGATGTCGGCCGGGATGGTGTTGAAGCTGATCATGCGGACTTGCTCCCTTTCCCGGACGTCCGGGGTTTCGGCTTGCTGGTTGGGACGGGTTCGATGTCTCCGGCGGCGAGCAGCCGCCGCCAGTAGGGCGTGAGCGCGATCGCCGCGCCGCCATCGGGCAGCGGTTCGCCGTTCGGCATCAGCGCGCGGCGACCTTGCGAGGGTCGGTAGAGCTTCAGCGCCATCACTGCGGCAGCTCCATCAGGTCCTCGGCGTCGGGTGCGTCGGCGGGCAGCGGCGGCGCGACGTTGCCGAAGGCGGGCACGTCCCAGTCCACGTGCAGCGCCTCGAACGCGCCGGTGTCCTCGTCGAACAGGCCGAAGGCGGCGCGGCATTCCAGCTCGATGGCGATCAGCGAGAGGTTCTGCCGCTTCATCTGGTCGGACCGGCTGACCAGGCGCGCGCCCGGCACCGTGACCGGCTCGACCAGGTCGAGCCCGAGCATGCTGCGCGAAAGCAGCCGGATGGCATCTGCCATCAGCTGGTAACTGCCCGGCTCCGCGCCGTCGCCGTGGCGGGTCTGGCGCTCGTTGCGCAGGTTCTGCGCGCCCACGACCAGGGCGAAGCGGCAGCGGGCGTTCCAGCCCGAACCGTCCTCGCTTTCCTCGCCCCGGTCCATGCCCAGGAACACGATCCAGGCGGCGGGCGTGCGCAGGTTGTGCGTGGCCTTCAGGTACTCCTCGAACTCGTCGGGAAAGCTGTCGAGCACCGCGAAGCGGTAGCCGAGCACGCCGTCCTCGCCCGCTGCGCGCAGCGTTTCGAGGATCGCCAGTTCGATTGCGGCGATCATGCGCGCCTCCCGATCCAGCACAGGAGGTCCGCAACGGCCGTGACTAAAGCGTAGAACCAGATGGCGGGTGCCGCGATCACAAGGCCGCTTGCCGAAGAGAGCAGGATAATGCGCTCCCACGGCGTTTCCGCCAGCGGCCACGCGTAATCGACCCAGCACATCGCCACCATGAGGACCGGCAGCGCGAGGACACCCCAGGTGACGACGATAGCCAGCAAGTCGCTGTGATCGATCATGCCTCGCCTCCATTGCCCCAGGCCTCGCGGGCGTAGTCCTCGGCCTGCGCGAGCAGCTCGGCTTCGTCCTCGGCCGACAGGCCGAGGAACTGGCGCTGCGGGATGTTCATCGCCCGCTCGAAGCTCTTGACGGTGAAGGTCACCGGCTCACGCAGGCGGCGACCGAACGCCTCGTCGATCGTGCGGCTGTGCGTCGGCACGGTGACGGTGCCGTCGAACCCGTCCTGGTGCACACCGGCGTAGACCTTGTTCGTGCCGGTCTCGACGCGGTCGGCGCTGGCGATCGAATGCACCGATGACTTGAGCTGGGCCGAGAGCGTCAACGTCTTGCCGCCATGCTCGCGCACCCGCTCCGAAGGCGTCCATTTGCTGCCATCGGGCGCGGTCTCGGTGTCGAACCGGTCGGTCACCGAGCTTTCCAGCGTGACGCCGAAGCCTTCCATCAAGTCGGTAAGGTCGCCGAACGCCTCCGACAGGCGCAGCATGCGCCGCTCGATGTCGCGCGCGCCGGTGCTGGTCAGTTCCACGGATGCCCCGGCCATCGTCAGTAGCCCTGCAGCTTGTCGCGGCCGAAGCGCTGCGGGTCGCCGCCGACGAGGATTTGTCCGGGGCGCGGCGCGGCCTCTTCCTGCCCCTGGTCGAGCTTGATCGTGCCCGAGGCGATGTCGCGCAGGCGGGCGATGGCATCCTTGCGGCGCTGCGCCACCCATTCGGGCGGATCGGCGCGCCAAAGAAGGGCGAAGGCATAGTCGCAGGCGATGTCGGTGAGCAGCGCATTCCCGGCCAGCGCGCCGGTCTCGCGGTGACGGGCCGCGATGTAGCTGACGATCAGCGCGTCGGCGCTCGCCAGCTTCGCGTCGATGACGCCGGTGTCGATCGCGCCGGAGTTGTCCTGGTCGGACAGCTGGATGAGGTCGCGCTCCTCGAAACGGGCCTGCATGTCTGCAAGGGCGGCGAAGAGGGGCACGGCGAAATCATCCTTTCAGGCAAGAAGCGCGGACGGCGGCTCGCAATGGCTTTCAGGGGCCACCGCCGCCCGCCAGGTTGGGAGAGAAGGTCAGGCCTTCGCGCCCGAGCTGCGGGGCTTCGCCTTCCCGGTCGCCTTCGCGGCGGCGGGAGCAGCGCTTGGCCCCTTTTTGGCTTCCGCAGCGGGCGCGGCCTCTGCGGCCGGGGCGGCGGTTTCCGCCCCGGCCGGTGGACCGTCCTCGCTCGCGGTATTTCCTTCGACCGGAGCGGAAGGTGCCTCTTCCGTCTCCGGCTCACCGGCGGCTTCTCCGGCGACTTGCGCGGCCCCGTCGGGCGTGGATGGGTTGAGGGCATCCGGTTCCGCCGGAGACGACGCTGCGCCTCCGGCTTCCCTCGCCCCGCCCCCGGCAGCTTCCTTTTCGTCATCGGGCACGCCGAGCAGCTGCGCGGCGAGCGCGGCCAGTTCGGCATTGTCCGGCGTCGCGTTGTCGGCTTCTTGAAGCGCCTCGACCAGAAGCCGCAGAGCGTCGATCTCTACGGGCGCGATCATCCGTTCCACGCCGTCAGTGTCGACCAGCGTAACTGTGAGCTGTGGATCGACGAGCAGCGCAAGCAGCGAGACCAAGGCGCAGAGTGGCGTCACGCCGAGATCCTCGTGGCCCAGCTCACGCACTTCGCGAGTGAACTCCAGTCCGGCGCGGCGGCGTGACGACTTAAGGGATTTCACCCGAACTCGGGCGCATGGAGCGTCAGCCATCGAGCCAGTCCGCGACCATGAGCTTCGCGGTGCCTTGCCACACGTTGCTGGCACCAGCTGCGTCGTTGGTTGCGTTGACGAGCTGCAAGCCCTTCTTCTCCAGGCTGGGCGGCACGATCAAGGTGCGGGGCCGAACCCCGATCTTGCGCCCGCCGTCGCCTTTCATGTTGCGGAGTGCCGCACGGGCTGAGCCGTAATTGTCTCCATCCAGTGTCGCCTTGGAACCATAGGCAAACTGCCAGAAACCGAAGCCGACGTTGTCGCGGCAATCGATCCCGTAGTTGAATTCTTTACGGCTGAAGACGTTTTCGTCCGTTACGTTGTCCTTGGCGACAAAGTTGGCATTCTTCCGGCGCTGGAAGATCATCGGCTTCAGCGCATGGGTGTCGTCGATGAGGTACCAGGCAGGGCCGGCCCCAGCTTGCATGTTGGAAATCGACACCTTCGCACCATCCGCGTCACGAACCGGATGATCGGTGTCGAAGAAGTTCTGGCCGTCGTAGCATTCACTGTCGAACGCAGCTTGCCACAATTCCCAGACCATCTCATCCGGGTGGGCCGCCGCTGACATCCCCATCTCGGTAAACAAGGGATTGTAGATTCCGATGTTGTCGTCTTCGATGTCGTTTCGGTCGACGCCGATTGTCAGCTCGAAGTCCCGGTTCCGGATGGCGTAGCCATGCGCCTCCATGCCGTGAACGACGCGATCACCGAACCATTCGCGCATTTTGGGGAACTTGCCGAGCCAGCCATATTCATTCTTGCCAGTGCTACTGGGGACTTCGGTGGCAAGGCTCTGCCACTGGCTCTCGACCTGGCCGAGACCGCCCTGGAAAAGCGCGTTAAATGAAGTGCCGAGCGTCTTGAGAAGCGTGACGGTAACTTGCTGTGCCATGTCGTTTTTCCTCTCTGCTGGCGTCAGGAAATCGCGACCCAGACGCCTTGGGCGTCCACATCCACGATCTTGCCGGCGATGGAGCGAGTGTTGGTGCCGCTGGTTTTGGCCACTGTTTGGTCATCGACGACGTATGCGTTGTCACCGATCTCGGCGATTGTGATGGCGTCAGTTGACGCAGAGTTGGCGAAGCGAAACACGCCCTTCTCGACTTCGATAGTGGCTGCACCATCGCCGCCGCCCGAGTTGTCGACGGTTGACTTGGCAACACCATCAGCAACCAGTGTTGTGGCAACGGCACCGGGCGTGGCGTAGCCTGTCGCACTGAGGCAGACCAACGCACCGGAATGGATCACCTTCGTTGCGGCGACTCCACGATGAAAGGTCGTGCCATCACGCCGGGCAGTGAGCCTCGATTCAGTCAGCGCAGCCATTAGAGCACCTCCTCTTCGTCACGCGACTTGAGGTACGCCTCATGCGAAAGGCCGAGCTTCGCGCAAATCGCGGTCTCCTCGTCGGTGAGCTTCCCCTTCTGGCGCTCGATCTTGCGGTCGCCGTGCGGCTTCGCGCCGGGGAAGACGGGCGCATCGCCCAGGAAGCTCTGCAGCTCCGCGATGTCGCGCTTGCCGAGCTTCACCGCCCAGTCCTTCTGCGCGGGGGTGAGCTTGCCGCCCTCGATCGCGCTGTCGACCATGGCGAGCACCTTCTCCTCGCGGATCGCCGCCAGTTCCTGACGCACGTCCTTGAGGTCGCCGATCGGCACGTACTTCGCCGGGTCCGGCTCGCCGCCCTTGGCTTCGCCGACAGCCGCGAGCACCGCCTCGGTGCCCGCGTCGGCGGCAAGGCCGAGCGTGGTGCGGGCCGAGGCGAGCACCTTGTCGCCCGCATCGGCCTTGTCCTTCAGCCCGCCGATCGCGGCGAGCACCTCGGCCTCACCGGCACTCGCCGACAGGGCCAGCACCGAAACAAGCGGCGCCAGGGCAATCGTTTTCATTAACGGTTCCTCTTCAGTTGAGCCGGGCTCCTGCGAGGCCAGCGCGGGAAGATCGAGATTGGGGGAGTTGGTCAGCCCGGCATTGACCAGGCGCGTCACGCGGCGGTCCTCGCGGCCGACCCGGAAGTGCGGGGAGTGGTAGCGGTACTCGCGCGCCGAAAGCGCTGCCTCGGCTGCTGGCGTCCAGTCGACCTCGGCGTAGATGCCGTCGTCGCCCGCCTGCAGCGTCGCGGCCTTGATCCAGCCCGCCGCCTTCGCCTGCCCGCCGACGCCGTGGACGGCGGCGAACTCGGACTGGTGATCGTAGTTGAACAGCATGTCGGCGCTGCCCAGGAACGCGCGCGTCGCGGCGATCACCTGCTCGGCCTGCGCCTTGCCTTCCAGGAGATAGGGGCCGCGCCCGTCACGCCCGGCGAACGTGCCGTAGGGCAGCAGCTTGACCCGGCGCGCGATCTTGCCATCGGCGATGTCGATTTCGACGGCGCTCGCGATGACGGCATCGTCGCCGAGGGGCTGGGCAGCAGGTTTGCTCATGCCACCCGCTTAGCGGCGGCGATGATGGCGGTGTTATATCCGCAGGCGGATACAGCGGCAGATCAGCGCAGGGCGACTGCAGATATGCTTAGTCCGCCGTGTTCGATTCGCACAATCGGAGAGAAGGTCAACGGGAGGAAGGCACTCGCGGCCTGCTGGGGAAGTCTTCCAGCCGCAGCCGCTTGGCACCGGGCTTCACCTGGCTGTTGTCCACCTTGATATGAAGATCGCGGCTCTCGACGACGCGATCGGCCAGGGTGCTAGTCCGCCGGTTCGATTTCGACTGTTCCGTTCGTGTCATCGATCTTCCTTATCCGCCACGCCTGGTTGCGCGGAAACACGACTTCGCGCTCGCCGGTTCCCAGAGACGCCTCCCTGGTGACATCCAGCGCCGTATTACCACGTCTGGCCTTGATCACAAAGAACATGCCCGGCCCGCTGTCATCGTGGGAGAACCGGTCGGCAATGACGAAGTCCTTGGTGGAGCTGGTGAAGCCTGCGTCGCGAAATATCGACCCCTCCGAAAGGCCTTGCGCGGCCAGTGCGCGGGCTCCGTCACCATGGATGCCCCGGAATAGCGTCGTGTCCCCGGTGAGGGTGCCCTTGGCGATGGCGCTGTCGAGATCGGCCACGAACCGCTCGGTATCCGGGTCCAGCCAGTCCTCGTCGCGCAGACCGGTGTTCATCGCCTCGTAGTGGTCGCCGGTATACGCATAGATCGCGTCCAGCTCGCCCGCCGTCAGCTCGGAACTCAGTTCGGTGTAGGAATAGCCGTGCGCGTCGCTCCAGCGGCCGGCGTTGTCCCTGGGCTGCCTCGGATTGTAGCCCTGCAGCGCGCTTTCCCCGTCCTGCCAGACGACCAGACCCGGCGCGAACCGCCCCGGATCGCCCGCATGCCAGCGCCAGAAGCTGCCGCCCATGTCGACGACGCCCAATGCCGATCGATAGCGGCGCACCAGCATCGCGCGCCCGTCCTTGCCGGTCACCCAGACCCAGCCGATCGTGTCAGGCGCGAACAGCGCCCAGGCCGCGACATTCAGGTCTTCTGCATCCCTGGTGCTGAGGCGGACGACGTTGCCGTCCGCGCCGCGGAACAGCCCGGCCGAGATCGCCAGCGGCCATCCGGCCGGATCGGTCCATATCCGGCCGGAGACGGCGGAAGCCTGGTCCGCCAGTCCGAACACCTGAAAGAACCTTCTGAGCGGCGCGTAAGACGCTTCTGAAAGGCTCGCCTGCAGTTCGCCGTCCTCGCCGCCGCGCGCCGTGCGCGGTGCGGGCGTCAGGCCGTCGAGCGGAGCCTTGCCGACGTTGTAGCTCCAGCCCGGATCGATGCCGCGTTCCAGCCGGGTCACCTCGCCGGTGCGCCGGTTGACGTAGTCCTTCTCCGGGAAACGCTGCGGCTCGTTGATCTCCCAGCCGCGCCGGTCGAGCATGCGCTGGTTGAGCGGCTGCGGTTCGCAGCGGCAGCCCCACCCGCACGGAGGATAGTGCGTGTCCCACCACGGATGGTCGACCGGCAGCACGGTGCCGTGCCAGGCGTGGTGTTCGTCCCTCTCGCGCCCGTCCATCACCGAGACGTAGCGCAGGAAGGGCAGCGTCCGCTTGGCGCGCTGGATGCGCTGCCACTTGCCCGCCATGTAGCTGGTGCGCAGGTTCGTCTCGTAGATCGTGCGCAGCCGCGCCGGGCTGCCGAGCTGCACGACCCTGGTCTCGCCGGTGAGCGGGTCTTCCTGCAGCGCCTTGCCCCACCATCCGCGCGCGGCGAGCTTCGGGCGCAGCGCCTTGGTGAACTGCGCGAGCGTGGTGCCTTCGGACAGCGCCTTGTCGACCTCGGCGCGGATGTCCTCGAGGAGATCGCGGCTCATCGCCTTGGCGACGGTGAAGGCGCGGCCGTGCTCCTCCTGCCACACGTCGCGCCAGTCGAAGCCGATCTCCCAGCCCTTGGCGCGGAAGAATGCGATCGCCTCCACCGGATCGAGGCGCGGCAGCGGTTCGTCCGCCATCAGACCTTCTCGGCACCGGAGACGACAACGGGCTTCACGCCCGCCGCGTCCGCCGCCAGCGCCGCCCCGGCCGCGTTCCCGATCAGGACGCCGGGCATGAACCAGACCGCGCCGCGATAGCGCACGAAGTTTCCGCCGAGGTCATAGGGCTGGCGGAAGCCCGCGATCACGCCGATCGCCAGATGGTGGCCGGTCTGGGTAAGGAGGCTGTCGATCGTGGCCTGCGCATTGCGCGAGTACCAGACCCGCCGCTCGACCTCGTCCGGCGCTGCGCCCTCGCAGGCATAGGCATGGAACACGGTGGCGTCGGCTCCGCTTCCGGCGAGATCGGCCGGAAGCATCAGCGGATCGATGGCGGTGCGATCGGCATTGCCCAGGTCCGAACCCGAAGCGACGATGAAGCCGCGCGGCGTCCCGTCCTCAGCGTGATCGAAGCGCGGGGCGTTGGCCGGTGCGGTCTGCAGCGCTCCGTTCGCATCGCGGTAGCTCGCCGCTTCGGAGCGGGAGAACGCGAAGGCGACGGAAAAGTCGTCCTGGTCAAGCACGGCTGCCAAGCGTCACGCTCCCGCCTGGTCGGGCGCGGCCAGCCCGGTCACCCGGGCGGCGAACAGCGCCCGCGCCAGATCCTCGGTGAAGGTACCCGGATCGGTCCCAGCCATCGCCTCGGCCAGGCGCGACTGCAGCTCGCCCAGCGTGGCGCAATCGTCGATCAGCGCACCGACCGGATCGAGCAACGGCTCCATCATCGCTTCCCAGTCGCCCAGCGCCTCGTCGGCGGTGAGCGCGATGGCATCGGGCTCGCGCCCGTCCCGCTGGGCACCGGTTTGCGATTGCAGGGTCGGAGTGTCGCCCCCGTCTTGCCCGCTGGGCGCTTTAAGAGGGTCTAAGAAGCCCTTCGGCGTCTTCCGGCCGGGGGCAGGCGCGTTCCGGTCGTCAGCGGCGTTCTCCGGCGAATTTTCGGCAGGTGCGGCTGCGGGTGTCTTCAGCGCGGTCTCGTCGCTCTTCGCGGCGGGCAGCCCGGCGCGCTCGCGCATCTCCTCGCCGTCGATCTTCACGCCCATGCCCGCCAGCTTGGCAGCGGTCTCGACGGTGAGCGCGATGTCTTCCGCCTCGGGCCGTCCGATCTTGAGGCGCGGGTACTTCTCGCGCGGGCCGCGATTGAGCATGACCAGCGGCACGACCAGGTCGCGGTTCAGCGTGGCGGCGAGCAGCTTGGCGTCCGCGCGCTCGATGATCTCGGCGACGCGGCTGTGGCTTTCGGCCTGGCCGGAGCCGAGCCCGCCCGCCGTCGCGTCGGACGTGCTGGTCTGGCCGAGCACCGCCTTGGACAGCTGCAGGTCGATGTATTCGGCGTGGCTCTTCCACAGGTCGTTGGGCGCGGTGCCCGCCTTGCGGTCGACGAAGTCCACGCTCATCGTCTCCGGGAACGCGGCGGCGGCATCGCTGCCCAATTCCCAAAGCGCGCGGTAGAGGATCGCCTTGTTCTCTTCGCTTTCGTTCGGCCCGTACTTGCCGATGCGCAGGGGCTGGCCGTAGCGCTCCAGGAAGGTCACCCAGTCCTTGATCGCGAAGTTCTTGAACATGTAGCCCCAGGCGGCGATCCGGGCGAGACCGCCGCGCACCGGCAGGCCGGACTTGCTGGGGTGGAAGTGGACGATGAACTTGCCACCCGGCAGCGGCGTCGGCGTGCCGATGCCGTGTTCACCGCCGCGCAGCAGCAGCTCCTCCCCGGTGTCCTGGTCGAACTCGAACCAGCGCGGGTCGCGCCACTTGAGCGCATAGGGCAGCCACGAGGTCGCGGTCATGCGCCAGAGCATCTCCGTAGCCGACACGCCCTTGCCGATCGCATCGAGGATGTCGAACAGCTCGGTCTCCAGCATGTCGCGGTCGAGCCAGCTCTCGGCGAACTTCGCATCGTCGATCGACTGGGCATCCTGCCCGGCCGGTTCCACCTCGATCGGCAGCTGCGCCACGGCCAGCTTGCGGGTGCGCAGCAGCGAAAGGTAATGGAGGTCCTTCTCCTCCATCTCCTCGGCCAGCTCGTAGTAGGCGACCGCGTCGCCCTGCTCGGCCGAGAGCAGCAGCCGCGCCAGGCGCTCGGGGCTCAGGCCCTGCGCCGGGTGGCCGGAGTGGATCGTGCGGATCGATGCGCGAGAGGGCCGGGCGATCTCCTCGGCCAGCTGCGCGCGCACGAACGGGCGTCCATCGGGCAGCACGAGAGCGGGCGGCTTAGCCATGGAGCAGCGCCTCCCCGCCCGCCGCGTTCGCGGCCCACAGGAACGCCGTCTCGAACTGGGTGCGCGCCACCGCGAGCTGGCGCTGGTCGGTGCAGCGCTCGGCCTTCAGCGCATCGAGCATCGCCTGCACCGCGACCAGCGCCGCCCCGACCTGTTGCTGAATTCCCATCGTCACTTTCCCCCGAGAAAATCGCCGGGCGAGACGCCGTTCACTTCGCGCCGACCAGCCCGCATCAGCACCAGTGCTTGCGCCTGGTGGATTGCCCGCTCGAACTCGATGCCGTCGGCCTTGTGCTCGACCGGCAACTCACAGAAGCGGTTCCATGCTTCTGCCAGTTGGAGGACGATCGCCCTCTCGGCGGCGGTGACGGACCCCATCACCACGCGCCGCGATGGCGGCCGAACCGGCTCTCGCCGTGGCCGCGAACATCCGCCGGATTGAAGTAGCCCGGCTGCCCGCGCTTCAGCCCTCGCGGCGCTCCGCTGTTGCCGATGCCGCGATATTCGTAGAGCGCGCCGCCGTACTCGCGCGCCTGGCAGGCCAGCGCGTAGGCCCAGAACTCGTCAGCGTGGATGTCGCCGTCGTTGACGATGCGCACCGTGCCCGCCTGCTCGCTGCCCATCTTCTTGATGGCCATCAGGTCGGCGCGCGTGCGGGGATGGTGGCGGATGCGGATTTTCCGCTCCTGGAACACCTTCTTCAGCCCGAGAGCCAGGTTGACGCGTTCCGGCCCGGTCAGCAGCACGCCGACCACGCGGGTCGCGCCGTGCGCGCGAATCTGGTCCTCGACCACCTTCTCGCCCATGCCGGTTTGGTCGAGCCGCCATTGCACCATGCGCCAGTTGAGGAAGCTGGCGTCCATGAAGGCATCCTGGTGCGCGAAGGTCTGCCCGATCTCGCGGTATCCGTCGCGCTCCCACAGCACGTCGCCCAGCAGCTCCATGATGATCTGGATTTGCCCGTCGTGCCGCCGGGCCACGTCGCGCCCGCCGTAGCACAGGCCCCCGGTGTAGAGTTCCGGCTTGCCGCAATCCTCGTGCTCGCAGGCGATGATGTCTTCCAGATTGATGAGCGCGCCCGCACCCAGCTTGGGAATGCAGTCCAGCTCCTCGCCCGCGTCGTCGCCGTAGGCGGCGCGGATATCCGCTTCCCACTCATCCTTCGGGGCGAGTTCGGTGCCCTTGGTCTTCGCGACCAGCGACACCCGCTCGTAAAGTCCGGCCTCCATCGCATCGCGGAAGGTGATCTTCAGCACCGTTCCCTTGCGCTTGCCCTCGATCCCGGCGTTGCCCGCGCGGATTTCCTCGATCAGCACGTTGAACGCGTTGGAGACGCCGTCGTGCGTGGAGATGACCACGACCTGGCCTCCCCAGATCAGCAGCGCCATGGCCGACTTGATCACTTCGTCGACGTTGCTGTGGAACGCCGCCTCGTCGATAATGACCACGCCCTGCTTGCCGCGCAACGCGCGCGGGACGCTGGGCAGCGCCGTGACACGGAAGCCCGAGGCAAAGCGGATCGAGAACGCCTTGACCCCCTGTTCCCTGCCGTTCTCGTCGACGTAGAGGACTTCCTCTTCCTCAAGCTCGCCGGCGACCAGGCCGAACGCGCGCGCCCACATGGCCGTGACCTCGATAAATTCGAGGGTCATGTCCTTGTCGTAGCCCATGTACCAGACGTTCGAGCCGCCCGCCGCGTTCGAGCTGGCGGCCTTCAGCGCCGCGAAGCTGGCCACGCCCCAGGTGAGGCCGATGCGGCGGCTCTTCTCGATGACGAGCAGCGCGGTACCGGCAAACAGCAGGTCTACCGTCTTCTGCTGGTAGCCGAGCAGAAGGTCGCCCTTGGGCAGCCGCATGATCGCCGCCTCGGCCGCCATGCGGTCGCCGTGGATTTCACGGGCGCGGATATCGGCAGCGCGCTTCGCCTGGTCTTCGGGGGAAAGCCTCACTCGCCGTCGTCCCCATCGGAATCGGCGACGGTACTGCCTTGGAAAAATGCGAACTCGTCTATGATGATCCAGCCCTGCCTTCCGCCGATGCCGCCGATGCACTCTGCCGGGACCCAGCCATCCTCCACCGCCGATTTCGGCGCATGGCAGTGTCGGCATTCCCGAGTGGACAGATCCCATTCGTGGTTCCGCATCACTGATCACTCCCCAGCACCGCGAACCGGATCGCATCGACCGTGTCGCGGCTCAGCCCCTTCTGCCGCGCCGCCGTCGTCGCCTTCTCGGCCGCTTCGCTCGTGGCCTTCGCGGCGGCGCGGGCCTCGGCCTTCTCGATCACGTCGAGATCGGTCTTGCGGGTCAGCGCTATCGAGCGCAGCGCGTCGGCGAAGTCCTTGGCGTCCTTCGGCCCGAGCTGGATGCCTTCGCCATCCTTGCTCGCCAGCATCAGCCGGAACATGTTCGCCTGCAGCAGCTGCATGTTCACGTCGAGCAGCTGGCTCTGGTTGCTCTCGCCGTGTTCCTTGGCCAGCGCCTCGGCATAGACCTGCGTCTCGCGCAGGTCCGCGCTCACGTCTTCCAGCGTGCGCACGTGCCGCCCCAGCGCCGAGCGGCTGACATGCCCCTGGCCCAGCTTCTGCAGCTGCTGCAGGATTTCGTCGATCGTCCAGCCGTGATCGAGCCGCAGCTTCGCGATCGTCTCGCGCACTTCGGCGTCGAGCCGGTCGATCGTCGACGGCCGGTTCTTCTTCCGGCGCGCTTTTGCCTGGGCGGGAGTGAGCGCCATCGGCTTACCCGCGCGGGCTCGGCCGCTGGACGCCGGGAATGACCGAGCGCCCGTTGGCCACGTCGCTGCCGCGTTCGGTCAGCGTCGCGACGACCAGCGCCGTGGCGACTGCCTGGCACGTCACCAGCCGCTGCTCTTCCAGCCAGGTCAGGTGGCCGCGCAGCTGGTCGCGCGAGCACGCGAGGCCCATCGCGTTCACCGCCTGGTGCATGATCGAATCGTTCGCGCAGTAGCTCGGCTGAGCGTCGAGCAGCCGCAGCATGGTCAGCCGCACATGCCCGTCGTGCACGGGCGCGAAATCCGCAGCGAGGCTCATTTGCTCATCCCCCTTTGCACAATGAAGTCGTAGAGCCGGTCCAGCTGCTTGCCGCGCTGGTCTCCGGCTTCCTTTGTCGCGGCCTGCACCTCGGCCAGCTTGCCCATCTGGATCGCGGCTTCCGCCATGCGCTTGCTCTGTTCGGCCAGCTGCCGCTCCAGCCGCTCGATGTCGCTGGCCTTCGCCGAGCGGCGCTCGATGTCCTCGACCTGCTTCTCGATCGTGCCGACCTGCGAGGCGACCGAGGAGACCTTGCCCTCAAGTCGGCCCAGCCGCTTGCCGAGCGTGCCCGTGCCTTCGGGATTGGCCTGCCCGCCCTTCCAGATCGCAAGGACGATCCCGGTCATGATGAGGATGATGAGGGCCGGTTCCAGCCAGGTCGTGGTCACTCGGAAGCTCCGGAGTTGCGGGTGAGAAGGCGGCGCAGCAGGTCTTTCACCTGATCTCCCGCCAGCTCGATCAGGGTGTAGCCGGAGAAGCCCGCGCCGATCGCCATGACGAAGGCGAACAGCGCCCCCGGCCGCGATTCGACGATCCACAGCTCCACCGCGATCAGCAGGATCGCCGAGACGAGCAGGAACGCGGGCAGCCCCAGCGTGCTTTCCTGCCGCCGCACCAGCGGGCGCGCCATCACGACGCCGAGCAGGCCGAGCACGCAAGTGACCGGCGGCACGACGACGCCGCCCAGGTCGAGCGCGAAGGCATCGGCAAGGCGCGGCGCGGGATCGACCGCCGCCGCGACCGCCAGCGCCGGAACCCAGCCCGAGAGGAACTTGCCGAAGGAGAGGCCGGTCATGCTCACGATCAGGTCCATCCGTACCGCTGGACCTGCCGCGCGAAGTCTTCGGCGAGCACGGCGTCGGGATCGCGCCCGGAGACCGCGAGCGCTTCGAGATAGCAGCCGAGCAGCTTGTAATTGGTGCCAGCCTGCTGATTGGCGGTGAGCACGGCGCTGTTGATACCGGCGGGGATGCCGATGCGTGGCACTTTGGCCGAAAAGTCGCCGGTGTTCGGAACGTCCGGAGCACCCGCTGAAATATTCGGCGCGTTGCCGTCGATCAGGTCCTGGATCGACCAGACCTTCATGCGGGCGGCGGTTGCGGTGCGGCTGTAGCTTACCTGGCAGATTCGACCGTAGCAGTTGGCCTTCGGGATGACGTTGCCATTGTGAAAATCCCCCGCCCCGTTCCTCTGGCGTGCGAAGCTGATGTAGACGTTGCCGCCGGTGTAGAGCGTGCGGATCGTCATCAGATCGGGTGTGGTGGTGTAGGCGCCGCCGGTCGCGGTAGTGAACCAGCCCGAACCGTTCCCGGCCTGCATGTCGACGAGGCTGGGGAAGACGACGTAGAACCACAACACGAACTTCTGCTCAGGGTCGGCCCAGATCGGCGCGAGCGAGTCCGCAGGAAAAGCGATTGCGTTGCCCGCCTTCGTGCAGCCGCTGAAATCGAAGCCTCCGGTCGCATCGTCCCAGCCGATGGCGTCACCCGCTGCGACCGAGACGCTGAAGTTTCCCTTCTCGGGCAGGTTCTGGATGACGGCACCATTGGCGGGCGCGGCGGGATCGGGCCGCCCAACGTACGGACCGCCCGGATAGCACCACGGTTCGCGCAGCATGAAGGCGGCGGGAATGCCGCCGTTGGCGGGTTCCAGCAGGGCTCTGTCGCGATATGCCTTGCGGGTCGGGGCGGCGAGCACCTGCGGCAGGCGGGCGATGCGGCGGACAAATGCCATCGTCAGAACTCCATCATGCGGCGCAGGGCGGCACGGATCACACCGCCGCCGATCAGCGAATTGGGGTTGGGGTGGATGCCGTCTGCGGCCATGCCGGGAAATTCGGCGTTGGCATTGGCGTAGAGAGAAGGATTGATCTCAGGGCCGCCGAACTGACCGACGCCGCGCTGAAACAGCGGCTGCGTGTCTACAAAGGCATGCATCTCGTCGATCGCCAGCTTACGAAGCACCGCCGCGTAATCGGCGGCAGGAACGGTGTTGGTGTCGGCCGGAGTCTCCGGTGCTGCGATCAGCATGGTATCGATGCCGGGGCGCGCGGCGCGGGCGGCGTCGGCGATCTTCTTGACATTGGCCTTCAGCGCTGCCGCCGATCCGCCGGACTGGCCATCGTTGGTACCGAGCAAAATGCCCAGGAAGTGAAGGCCCAGCGCCGACACCGCGCCTGCGGCCCATGTCGCGCCGTTCATTCCCGACCAGTGCGTGGATGTCGATCCGGAAGCGCCGAGCTTGTGGACAACGACGCCAGAGACGTTCTCGACAGTGAAGCTCACGCCCGAGAGCGAGACCGAACCGGAAACGACCGCGACCCGCAGCGTGCCCGCAGAAGCTGGAACACCCGCAAGCGCGATGCGCTGCGGCCCGGCAGCCAGGCCGATATTGGCCGACCAGGTGACGCCCAGGTCCCAGGAGTACCGGATCACACCGGTCCCGTCGCTGTCGGCGAAAAGCTGTGCGCTGTCGTGGCCTGCAAGCATCCACCACTGAACGAAGTCACCCGCCGTCGCAGAGGTGATCCGGGCAATCTGGGGGGCGTTGTTGGACCCGTTGCGCGGATCGCAGGTCCAGGCTCCCTGAACGCGCGGGGCATAGACCTTGCTGCCGCCACCGTGCTCGGCTTCGGTATTGGCACGGGGCAGCGCGCAGGAATTCGTGACGCCGTTGCCAGGTTGCGCGCCGCCCAGCACGTAATTTCCGCTGCCCGCGCCGTACCAGGCGCACCCGGTATAGCCTTGACCACCGAAGCCGTATTTGTCGTGCATCTTGCGCGTGAAGGAACTGAGCCAGAAGTTCTCGCCCTCGATGTAGCTGTCTCCGCCGAAGCCGATGGCCAGCTTGGTAACGGTTGCGGCATAGGTCCGGCAGTCGAGTGCCTCGAACCGGGCATGGCACTGACGCAGAAGGTCCCGGCCCCAACAGGGGCCGCGCGGATCGCCGTAGTCGTTGAGGGTCGATGCGATCCGTTCGGCTGCATCGGGGCGGGTACCCGCCATTTCGCCGACGACGGCCGCGCCGCCGAAGAAAGACGTAGCGGTGCCGATGGCATTATTCGGATCGAGGATTGCCCAGTCCTCGAAACCGGGATCGTCGACGCTCTCCCAGACGCTGGAGATCAGCGGATCGTCGCCCCCCTCCGAAGTGACCGGTTCGATGCGGAGATACCCGATGCCGCGATCTGGATCGAGCGCCGGTATCCAGCCCGGAGCATTTCCCAGATCGTCGTCGATCGTCTCGAAGTACTCGTTGTCCCAGCCGTCTGCGATCGCATCGGTGCTCTCGGAAATCGCATCGAGCTGCAACGCCACCTCTCCCGCCCACTGCTGCGCGCTTTTGGTGCCGAGGCCGCCGGGCTCATTGCCGGAAGCCCATGCCTGGGATGTTGCCGCCCAGTTCAAAGCCTCCTGCCGCACCGCCTTGGCAAGCTGCTCGAACTGCAGCCATTCGCCCGCACCGCTGGCCCCCGTCTTGCGGTACCAGCCGCATTTCAGCGGTTCGGGATCGTTGTCGACCAGGGCGACGGTGTCTGCATCGTGCGCAAGGTCCGCCTGCAGCAGCGCCTCGCTGGACTTCACCAGCCCGGCGGCGATCAGCTTGGCAAGCACCAGGTCGTAGGGCACGCGCTGCAGCGGTCCGCCTTCCTGCTGCATGAAGACGAAGGCGTTCGCCGGTACCGCGTTGGCGACTGCCACCTGGTCGGGGCTGACGGTCTGGAGTTCGTCGCTCACCGGCACGCCTCCTGCGCGTCGGCCAGCCGGTCCCACAGGGATGAAGCCCAGGCGAGCACGTCGCCGAGCCACGTCATGCCCGAAGCGTTCCCTTCGATCAGCGCGTCGTCGGGCACGGCCGGGCGCGCGGCCACGTCCGCCTCGATCTCGGGCGGGCAGTACAGCCGGACCTCGACCTGGCGCTCGACGACCGGCGCGGGCGGTGTGCGGGGCGCGTCAGTCCGCGAGGCGGCGCAGGCAGGCAGCATCGCAAGCGATGCGGCCCCCAGCGCCGCGCGGAGCAGCGTCGATGATCTGCTGCGCATTGTCCCTCCTGGCCTGTTCGGTGCGGCCGCGCGCCTCGGCGCGCGCCACGGCGGCAGCAGCGCCCCCGCGCGCCTCCGCGAGTTCGGTTTCGAGCGCCTGCACGTCGGCGGTCAGCGCGTCGCTCTGCGCGATCAGCCGCAGCGTGCCGGGGCCGCAGGCCTGCCGTGCGGTGAAGCGCGTCTCGCCGCGCAGTTCGGGCAGCAGCGCGCCTTCGCAGACGATGGTCCGGCGATCGGCGGCGATCCGGGCGGCGATGTCCGCGCTGCACCCGGCCAGCGGCCTGTCCGCGCTCGCCGCCGCCGCCTCGCAGGCGCGTGCCGCGTCGGCGAGAGCCTTCTGCTCGAACCGGTCGAACGCCAGCCACAGAATCGCCGCGATCAGCGCCGCGCCCAGGCCCAGCCCGGCCATCCGTGCGAGCGACAGCCAGCTCACGCCTCGCGCCCCAGCCGCTCGGCGCGTGCCAGCCAGCCGCGCAGGTATTTCTTCTGGGCAGGATAGCGACGGACGATCGCGCGGTAGCGCTCGCGCGCCGCTTCGCGGAAGTTCTCGACCAGGGCATCCTTCCCGAACGCGGGATGGCGCAGAACCCAGATCAGCGCGCTGCGGGTCTTGTCGCCGATCGCCCCGTCGACCTTCAGCTGCGCGGGAGCATTGCTCGCTGGCAGTTTCGTCAGCGCCTCGATCAGCGACTGGTTCACCGCGCGCTGCAGCAGCTTGCCCGCCGTGGCGCGACCCCCGTTCACGCCCTGGTCGAACAGCATCTCGCCGATCGGCGCGGGAAAGGTCTCGCAGCCCATCGGCTTCCAGAAGCACCGCAGGTAGAGATAGCGCGCGTCGCCGATCGTCAGCTTGCGGATGTCCGCGCCGTCGATGTCGCCATCCATGTCCAGGTCGAAGTCGGCGATCCCGTCGCCGTCATCGTCGAACGCGCCTTCGGAGGCGAGGAAGCGCAGCGAGATGCCGTATTTCGTGGTGCCGCCGCGATCAACCGGATCGTCGGACAGGTCGCCTTCGTTGCCGTGAAGCGCGCGGAACGCCTTGGCGTAGCGCTCCGAATAGGCCTGGACGATGATGGGATCGGGTGCCGGTTCCATGCCCCGGCGATAGGGGGAAACGCGCCTCGCCCGTTATATCCGCAGGCGGATAGAGCCGCCTCAGAACAGCGAGGGCTGGTTCGCCTCGGCCTGCGCTTCGCGGTGCCGCTTCAGAATCGCGAACACCCTTGGTTGGCGGATTTTGAGCTGGCGGGCAATCTCCCGCTTGGTGACGCCCTGCGCCGCGAGCTGCACGACGCGGCGCTCGATCACGACCTTGCTGGGCATGGCGACCGTCTCGCCGCCGAAGACGCCGCACAGCTTCGCGGCCAGCTCGTCGCCGATCGCGGCGGCGACGCCCGGCTCGGTCGCCGGGTCCTTGGGGATGTAGACCTGCTCGCCCAGGAACTCGGCCGCGAGCGCGAACGCTGCCTCCTCGCCGATCACTTCGGCAAGGTCGTCGAGCACCCGCGATCCGGTCCTCGGCGGCAAGGCAGCGCCTTCGGTCATGCGAAGGCGGCGACGGCCAGCGCGATGGCGATGATCCAGAAGCCCGCGAGAGCGGCGGCGATGCGCTGCCAGGCGATCGCGCGGCGGCGCGTGCGGTCGCCGCCCACCACCGGCAGCGCCTCGCTTTCCAGCGTCGGCTCGAAGCGGCTGCGGCGGGTGTAGTGGTGGGATGTGCGCATCAGGCTTCCTCCCCGCCCGGCCCGAGCGCCTCGCGCAGCCGCTTGCCGAGCGCGGCGGCGAGCTGCGCGAACTGCTCGGCGGTGCACGGACGCTCGCCGATCGTCTCGATGCCGCACAGCCGGAAGGCGGTGTCCTCCAGCGTCCAGTGATCGGGGATCGCACCCGCCTCGGCCAGCCGCCGCACGATCGCCAGGCACAGCCCTTCCTGCAGCAGGTACGGGCTCAGCGGCTTGCCCGCGCCGTTCGTCTGTGCCCAGCCGTGGCGCTCGGCCATGACCTTTAGCGCCTCGATCAGCTTGTAGGCGTCCGACTGTCGCGCCCAGACCAGCCGCTCGCACTTCAGCTGCCGCTTGGCGAAGGCTTCCAGCGCCGGTTCGCCGGGATTGCGCACCACGCCCAGGTGATGGAGCGAGATCCACAGCGCCCGCGCCTTGCGCGCCATCGGATGTTGCGCCGGGCGGGGCTGACCCGGTCGCGGCAGCGGCCGGAAGCCCTTGTGCTTGAGCGCATCGACCATTGCCGCAAGCTGGGCGTCGTCGCACTGGCGCAGCGAGATTTGCCCCGTAGTCTCGAACAGTAGCGCGCGGTAGTCGTCCTCGACCATCCCGAGCTGGCTGCGCCCGATATTGATCTTGGCGATCAGCGAGCGGCGGTTCTGTGCCGACCGGTCGAACCGGGCGGGCACGGCAGCTTGGGCGTTACCCATGGAAACCTCCGATGAAGTCGGCACCGAGTGCGCCGATCAGGATGGCGGAAAGGGTGAGGAGAAGCGCGCCGATCAGGTCCGACCGGTCGTCGGCGGCGCTCTTCTCGCGGCGATACTGGGCGTAGACCGCCAGCCAGAAGCGGATGTGCGTCTTCATGCCGCGATCGTCCGTGACGACAGCTGCGCCCAGGCATCCTGCATGTGATCGAGGCCGAGCGGGTTCTTCTCGCTGGCCGCGATCATCCAGGCGAGTTCGAGCATCATAGTCGCGCCGCGCAGACCGCCCGGCATCGCCGAAACCTTGCGGATTTGGGCTATCTCGGCGGCGCTGGTTACGCCCCACGCGATCGCCAGCGCGTCGGCATCCGTCTGCAGCGGCAGCTGGCGCACGACCTTCATGGACACGCGGCTGTAGAGCTGTGCGAACGCTGCCTTGCGTGCGCCGCCGTCGAGCCGCTGCATCACGCCGACGTTCCCGAACAGCGCAATGCCGACACGGACGGCATCGTGCCAGCTGCGGATTTCCTCAACCGCCTTCTCGGAAAGGTGCTGCGCCTCGTCGATGATGATCAGCGGGTTGCGCAGGTCGCGGACCTTGTCGCGAATCATGCGCGAGAGCTTCTGCGGTGTCCCGACAGCGTCCGGATGACCGAGCGCCGCCAGCACTTCCATCTGCATGTTGGCCACGCCCGCCGTGCTCGGAGCCATCGTCGCGAGAAACACGTTGCTGTGGCAGGCTGCGAAGTTGCGCGCGGTCTTCGTCTTCCCGAGACCGGGACCCATCGCCGCGACCACGATCCGGCCGCTCTGTGCCCATGTGAGGATGTGCGTCAATTCGACGCTTGTCTGGGTGTCGAAGTACTCCGGGACATCTGGTGCCTCGATCGCGATTGAGGCTTGCTGCATCAGTGTCTGCCGGTAGCGGTAGATGCGCTCGGCCACCTTGGCGTTGTCGCCCTTGTAGCCGTTGGCACTGCCGAACTGGCTGATCGTGCCTGCCGGGATGCCCATGCGCCCGGCGATCTGCGACCAGCTCGATCCCGTTGCGGCGCGGTGATCGATCAGCCAGGTGCGCTGCTCCTCGATGTCGATGGGCTGTTTGCTGGGGTCGTTCATGATATGCGCTCCTTGTCCTCGTTGTTGGGACCGGTGCGCGGGGACGGTTTTCCAGGCAGTCCCGCGCACCGCTTACTCTCCGACGATCCTCAGGTGGCTGAGGGCGCGGAAAATCTTCTCTTCGTGCTTGCGATGCTCGTTCTCGCGCGGCGCAGGGCTCGGCGCGGGCTTGAGCGCCGCCGCCGTCTGCCCGCGATGCCGTACCGGCCGGATTACCGTCGCTTCGGGAACTTCCGTCTTGGGCGCGTCCGCCTGCAGTGCCGCCACCTGCTCGGCGGCGAGCAGCTGCTCGGCATCCGCCGCACCGCGAATCCGCTTGCGGTAATCCGCCCAGCGCTTCGCCGCCGCCTTGGCCGATGCCGCGTCGAGGAAGCCCGTGTCGGCGATCAGGTCGGCGCTGGTCAGGTAGCGCCCGTCCAGCCCGTAGATGTGCACGGCGCGCATCAGGTCGTCGGGATCGAAGCGCACCGTCACCTTGCGGCCGTGCAGCTCGCCGCATTCCGGTGCCCAGTAGCGGTTGCCGTAAAGCTCGATCTCGCCGGTGCGCCGGTCCACCGTCTTCTGGTCGGCCGCGAGCAGCGCCATGCGCAGCTGCTCGGGTGTGGCCTTGCCGATGGCAGCCTGCGCGTAGCTTTCGGTGAACACGTCGTCGAAGCTGCGCCCGCGCGCGATCTCGGTCCGGCGTCCCTGCTTGGCGTTGTGCGCCGCCATTCCGCGATCGACATGGCCGAGGAACTCGGTCCATTCGATCGCGCGGCTGCCGTAGTTCTCGGGCTTCGCGGTCGGGTTGTTGCCGGTGTAGGCGCCTTCCATCGCCGGGTGCTTCGCGATCGTGTCGCACAGGTCGCGGAAGCCGCGCTCGATCGGCTTGGACTGGCCGCGATAGGGCAGCGCCCAGTGGATGCCGATGCCGAGCGCGGTGAGCAGGCCGGTCGGCTCCTCCTCGCGAATCTTGAACCGGAAGCGCGATTTCGCCCCGCCCGTGATCCACTTCGATGCCCAGGCGCGCCCGTTGTCGAGCACGCAATGCTTCGGAATGCCGAAGGTCTCGAACAGGTCGGCGAAGCACAGACGGGCCTGCACCGCGCTTTCCTCGCCGCCGATCCGCCAGGCGAGGAACTTGCGGCTGTAGACGTCCTGGATCGCCACCATGATCGGGCGGATCACCCGGCCGTCCGGCGTTTTCACGAAGACGTCGAACTTGTGCCCGTCGACGTTCACGCATTCCATGGCGTGCATGCCCGCCACCGTGCGGCGCTGCGACGGGATCGAGCGGCGCAGCGCCTCCTCGCCCTGCCGCTGCAGGATCATCACCGCCTTGGGCACTTCGCGCTCCAGGCGGCGTCTCATCGTCCTCTCCGAAGGCAGGGAGAGGCCTCTTTCGGCCGCCATGGCGCAGACGCGGTCGTAGCAGCTGGTCAGCGTCGCGCCCGAAGGCCGCAGCACGTCGCTCTTGAACACGCTCCACAGCATCGGATCGATGTCCGCTTCCGCGCCGCCGCCCTTGCGCCGGGGCGCGAGCGCCGGAAGCCGACTTTCCCGAGCCACGCCTTTAATCTTGTCCAGCCAACTCCACATTGTTGAGCTCCCTATGGAATGGCGCTGTGCGACCTCGGACACAGCAGCCGATCGTGTGAGGCCCGAGCCCTCCAAAAGATCGATCTCGTTCACCGCCGCGAGCCTCCGCTCCGCCTCCGCCTTGACCTTGCCGGTCTGGGCTTCGAACCAGCGCCAGGCTTCGGATTCGGGGCTGATCGGCTCGGCTTCGGCGGCGGCGAGCATCCCGCGCCGCTCCAGCTCCACGCGGGCCGGGCCGGGCAGCAGCGAGACGTGGTATTGCACGCCGCCCCCTCTTCCCTTGCTGGCGCGCACCAGCGGCGCACCGCTCGAATCGCGGCGCATCCGCCAGCGTTCATCGTCGGCGCGGCGGTTGATCGAGCGCTTGTCCGCAGGCAGGCCGGGCAGGCCCAGCTCCGCCAGTTCGGACGGCGTGAACCATTCGCGATCCGCGTCGCTGCAGGGCATCCGGCATGTGTCATTTTCGGCGCGAATGGCCATCAATCCCCCCGCTGCGGATAAGAGGCGCAGATCCCGCAATCCGCTTCCTCTCGGCTTTCAGTTGTTCGATCTGCCGCTCGATGTGGCCTATGCGAGCCGTGTGGACTTCCTCGCCGACCAGCAGCGCCGCGCCGATCTCGCGCACCAGCGGATCGAGCAGGTCGTGCCGCCCGGTCACCGCGACGAGCGCCAGCAGGCGGCTGACCGGCACCTTGTGGCCGTCGCGCGCGGGGCTGGCGTAGGCGTCGAGCATCGCCCGGCTCACATCCTCGTCCAGGATCACGCTGATCTCGGCGGCGATGACTTCACGCGGGCGTTCGTCGCTGTTGAGCATCGATCCGACCATGCGGTTGACGCGCTGCTCCAGCCCCGCGAGCGCCGCCGCACCGCGCGGTGCGTTGGGAACCTCGAACAGGAAGGCGAGCTGGTCGGGGTGCGTCTTAGCCTTGGGCATGACTCCCCTCGGCTTGCAGGCCTTTGCCTTGCGTTTGGTTCTGGACATCCTCTCGGCCCTGCTTTTGTTTTTGGGCGTGGTAGTGCGTGGGCTCCGCTTCGAGCGGGACGCCGCTGCCGAAGGCCCAGCCTTCGCCGTTCCAGCGCACCAGCGCGAACAGGCCTCCGCCGAACACCAGCTGGTGCTGGCCGTCACGCGCGGCGTCGTCGATCGGCCGCAGGGCGATGCAGGCGGGAATGGCCGAGCGCCCGGTCACGGCGTCACCTCGAATCCCAGGCGCTCGGCGTGCGCGATCACCTCTTCGGCGAACATCGGCTCGCGCTTCCCGCTGACCCAGTAGCGCCGCACCAGCGCCTCGCGGTCGCAGGGAGAAACGAGCACGCACCGGGCCTTGAGAAAGGCCTGCGCCTGCAGGAATCTGGCGCGCCGCGCTTCGGTCGGCGTCGGCGGCAGCGCGGCACGCGCGGCACTGCTGCGCACGCCCAGGGCGATGCGCGGCGATGGGGACGCAGCGCGCACCGAAGCGGCACAGGCCTTGCGGATTTTGTCGAGGCACTCTTCGAGTTCGCAGGAAGACAGATCGCTCACCGGGCGCGCTCCCGCTCGATCGCCGCGAGCAGCGCCCGGCTGCCGCCGCGCATCTTCCACAGGTGAAGACGGCCGAATCCTTCGTCCCGGAGCCCGTCAGAAAGGTCCGCCCGGCCGGGGCTTGGGTTCCCGGCCGGGGCGGACAGTTCGACCAGCGCGGGTGCGACCCGTGCAGGCTCGGATTGGCCGTCTGCCGCGCGGGGGGGGATTTCGGCGGACGGCCTTGGGGAAAAGGGTGCGGGCGATGCGGCGGCATCGAGCAGCTGCGCGACCAGCCTGGGCGTGAACCCGAACGGCGCGGGTCGCAGGTTGCCGCTGCAGCGCTTGCGGGGTGCGTTCGCGTCAGCCATGGCGCGCGGCCTCCTCGCGGCGGCGTTCGGCCACCACTTCGTGGGCCGGGCGACCGTGGATCGTCGCGACGACGCGGCGCGCCCGCTTGTGCGGGTTGCCGTGCGCCCGGCACCAGGCCAGTGCCTCTGCAGCTTCGTCGCGCTCGGCGGCGGCGGCGCGCATGTTCGCCTGGATCGCCCGCAGCCGGATTTTAATCTCGGCGGCGGCGTAGTGCATGTCGGCTTCGACCGCCTGCAGCCGCAGCTTGGTCTCGGCCGTGAAAGTGTCGTGAGACATCGCTGTTCAGTCCCTCATCATCCAGCGCGCATCCCAGTCGCGGTAATCCTCGGGATCGCGGTCCATCGGTTCGAAGTTGGCTTCGGGCGCGGGATCGGCCGCGCGGGTGCCGCAGGCGGCGCGGCGCGCCTTCGCCCGGCGGCGCAGTTCGCGCTCGGCCTCGCGCGGCGTGCAGCCGGTGGCGAGCGCCAGCTCCATCGCCTCGCGGTGCGCACGGTAGTAGGCGGCAAGGTTGTCCTGGCTGCGCGGCATCACCCTCTCCAGTCCGAAAGGAATTTGCGGCATGCGGCGGCGAACTGGCCGAGCGCGTCGACATCGTCGGCCCAGCTTTCCTCTCGCCCGCGCAGGTCTTCCTGCTCGATCTCCGCCATGATGGCGGCGGCTTCCGCCATCTGCGCGACCGCGTTTACGTCCTGAAACGGGTGGCCGTACTCATCGGCCCCTTCACGGGCGTGGCGCAGCAGCTCGACCAGCGCATCGCTGGCAGCATGCGCCGCAATCAGGGCCAGGTGCGACGTGTCGGCCATCACCCGGCCCTCTCGCGTTCGATCGCGGCGAGCAGGTCCCCGCTGCCGGATTTCATTGCCCGCTCGTGCGGCCAGGTCGGGGCCGAGGTTGGCGCAGAACATGTGGATCACCTTGCCCACGTAGTTCTCGGTCACGCCCATCAGCGCGGCGATCTCGGCAGCTGTCAGGCCTTCGCCGCGCAGATCGAGGATTTGCTGTTCGCGCCTCGTGATCATGGCCGGTTCTCCCGGTTCGCCTGCAGCAGCGCCTGACGCTGGCGGATGCGCTGCACCGCCTGCATCCGCGCCAGCCCGCTCGCCGCCATCTCGGCCGCGATCGCACGCTCGCTCGGCACCTTCAGGCTCGGAAGGGTGCGCCGCGCGTTCACAAGGCAGCTCCCGGCAGCAGGTGCGTTTCGTCCATCCGCGCCAGCGGCGGCAGCCAGATCACGCGCGTCTCGCCCGGCGCGGCCGGGTTCGCCACGTCCCACACGATCCAGCAGTAATCGATCGTCCCGCCCCGGAAGGCGCGCTTGCCCATCAGGTGGATCAGGTCGCCGGGTGGCATCGATGGGCGCTGGGTCATGTGCAGCACCGCCACTGGCGGATGATCGACCATGAACAGGTCGTAGCGCCCCTGGCTCGAAAGCCACTTGTTCGGCAGCAGCGCGCACACCCGCCCGCTCGCCAGCCTCAGCGCATGCCGCGCGAAGGCTTCGGCGATGCCCTTCACATAGGAATAGGGCGGGTTCATCACGATCGTGCACGGCGCAGGCGCGGCCGTCGTCTCGCGAAAGTCGATCGAGACGTAGGTAGGGCGGGTGAACTCCGGGCAGGAATCGAAGTTGTCCCAGGCCACGTTCTGCACCACGTCCGAAATGTGGCAGGTCAGCCCGAGCGCGAAGGCAGCCTCGATCGTGTGGCCGTAGCCGCAGCACGGGTCCCACACCGCAAGGCCTTCGGCCTTCTCGCGGGCGAAGCCGCCCAGCGCGCGCGCCAGTTGCCACCCGCACCACACCTCGTCGACGTACCAGTCGAGCGGGTGGCGCTTTTCCGCCTTGGTGTAGGTCAGCTCACCGCGCATCGGCGGGGCTCCAATGGTCGACGAGAAACTCCTGCAGCTTGGCGCGAGCCGTCTCGATCTGATCGTCGTCCACCGCGTCGCCGATCGCGAGGGCGGCGATTACGTCGAAGGCGGTGCTGATGGCGTCCTTCGTCGCGGCGTCCGCGCCCGATGGTGCGGTCTCGCCCAGCTCCGCGTCGAGCCGGTCGCGCATTTCTCGCTTCATTTCCGGCGTCAGCATGGAAACCATCGTCGGCAGGAAGCGGCGTTTCTCGGCGGTGTTCAGCCGCTGCCAGCCGCCCGTGATCTGGTCGTGGAACTTCTGGTGCGCCACCGGCGTCGCCGCCTGCGCCGCGCCGGTCATGCCGATGCCGAGGCGGACTTTAACCTCTGCGACCGTCAGCTCGTCGTCTTCCAGCAGCGCCTCGATCACCGCCTTGCGCATGACTTCGTCCGTCACGTCCGCGATCTCGCGCAGTTGCTTGGCGTTCGCTCCGACAATCGGGTGCCGGGAAAGTGCCTCCGCCATGCCGGGGAATGGCTCGACGATGAAGCGATAGAGCCGCAGCGCGCGGTAAATGGCATCTCGGCCCATGCCGAAGGCTTCGTCGACCGCCTTCTCCCAGCTCACAGCGTCCGCCCCATACGCCGTCGCATGATCAGACAGCGTATCCTGGACTTCGTCTCGAAGCGCCTCATCAGCACGTTGTTCGCCGGATTTCACCCGCGCCCAGCGTGCCCGGATCGCAAGCTCCTGTTGCTTGAGACCGCCGCGATTGCGCGCGATGCGCTCCTGCGCAGCCTTCGTAAGCGCAGCAACGAACTTGGCATCTTCGATGGGGCTGAGCGTTCGCCGGTGCTTGTTCTCGCTCGCCTCAAGGTCGGCCAGCGCTTCCGGCTTGCCCGAGACTTCGATGGCCCAGACCGTGATTCCCTCGATCCGCGCGCCGATCAGCCGGTGCATGCCCGTCACCAGCCGCCAGGGCTTGTCCGGGTTCTTGGGGTTGGCGACCACCTTGATCGGGTCGCGCTGCCCGTCGACTGCCATCAGCCGCCCCAGCGCGGCAGCCTTGTCCTCGTGCAGGAAGCCGATGCGCGCGCCTTCGTCGACGTGCTGCGGCGAAATCTCGAACAGCTTGGCATCGGCCAGCAGGGAAGCGGAACCGGTCATGTCAGGGAACCTTCGCGACTTAGACAATGATCGTGCCAGCGGCGGGCGGTAAGCTCGGCCTCGGCTTTGGTGGGAATGGCCTCGCCGGTCGCTGGAGTGCCGTCATGGATCGAGAACTCGCCCGCCGCGTCGCCTCGCTGGAGAGTGGATTGGAGGCGCTGCGCGCATTCGCCATCGCACAGGCCTGCGCGGCGCAGCGGGCACGTCCCGGCATCGCGCAGGCGACGATTGAGCACGCGCAGGCGATGGCTGCCGAGACCGCCGCGAACGGTGAGCCGCGCACTGCGCAGGCCTTGGGACTGCTTTGCGACGAGCTGCGAGCGGCACTGGACCTGCCCGCCAATGACTGAAGGATCGCGCAGCACCTCCAGCGCCCGCAGGATTTCGGCGGGGGCGATCATGATGCAAGCCCCGCTGCCGGAAAGAGGGGGTCACTCAGCACGTCGCGGACGAATTCCGCCACATAATCGGCCTCGCGTGGATCGTATTCTGCGACTGCCTCGGCCAGGAAGGCGCGAAACTTCCTGCTGATTTGCGGCGCGCTGCCGTCCATCATGACCAGCGCAGCCTGCAGGATTTCTGCGCACTCGCCCATTTCGAAGGCGAAGATCAGATCGGTGCCCTTTACCGCCTCTGGCGTCGTTCCGATGGCGCTCGCGAAGTCGGCCAGGCGCTTGCGCGTGTCTCGCCGGTCCACCGCCGCCATTTCGGCCCGGAGTGACTCCATCGCCTCGGCCCGAAGCCGTTTTTGCTCGGCTGCCTTGCTCATCACCCACACCTCACATCGTCCAGCTTTGTCCATTCGCGCTGAAGCGCCGACCGCGAGATCGTGCGTTCGCCGAGGGCTGCGTTGATCTCGAGAGTGGCCTCATCCAGCGTGCATTGACGATGCAGCGAGATGACCATCTCGCGTGCGCCGGGAACGCTGTAATGCTTGGGGTTGCGCTGCCTGCGCTTGCCGCCGTCCGGTCGAAGCATGCGCATCACCGGCGGCGAGTAGCGCACGACCTTCGCGAACTCCGGCGTCTCGATCATCTTCTGATGGTCGAACAGGCGCTCAAGCTTCTCGATGCGCCGTTCCATCGCATCGAACGCGATGTCGGTGAGCGTGGGTGCGGCAGCGACGAGCTTGCCGTGACGATACGCCATGCACAGGCGGATCATCTGCTCCCGAGCGTCCGGCGCGTTCGGCGCGCGGCTGAGCATGCAGATCAGCAGCGTCTGCGGCTCGTCGAGGTAGTAGACGGTAACTTCGCGGCGCGCGCCGCTGCCGAGCAGGACCATTTCACGCGCCGCGTGAATTGGTCCATACCGTGCCAGCTCGGCGGCATTCTTCTCGATCACCTTCCGGATGTTTAAGGGCTGCGCCATGCCCAGCGCCTCGCCCAGCCGCACGTCCATGACGCGCGGCTCGCCCTCGAACTCCCGCAAATCTGCGGAACACAGTGCCAGCGCGCCCAT